TCAACTCCTCTGAGTGGGATATAGGCTACATGCAGGAGGCCACCGAAGCTACTGAGAATGACTGGGAAATCTGCACAGCCTGTATTCGTCATGGCGTAGTGCCCTACCAGCAGATGATGGGTGACTGTAACCCTGATAAGCCTACTCACTGGCTTAAGGTGCGTTGCGATAAGGGCCTTACTAAGATGTTTCTGTCCTTTCACGAGGACAATCCCAAGTTTTTCGACCAAAGTACACAGTCCTGGACAGTTGAGGGGCAGCGCTACATGGCGAAGCTCCAAAGGCTGTCTGGTGTGCGTTTTAAACGCCTTTATAAGGGTGAATGGGCCGCTGCTGAGGGCATTGTCTACGATGCGTGGGATACGCATGTCCACCTCATCTCCAGGAACGAGCTACCGCAGGGCTGGGAAGAGTGGCCGCACTACTGGGGTATTGACTTTGGCTTCACGCACCCCTTCGTCTGGCAGGATTGGATGGAGGACCCACAGGGTAGGCTGTACCTCAACCGGGAGATTTACCGCACTAAGATGCTGGTTGAGGACGCCGCAAGGGAGATTTTGAGTATTAATCAAGGTCTTCCGGTGCCTCAGGCCATCATTTGCGACCATGACGCAGAGGGTAGGGCAGTGCTGCAAAGGCACCTCAATATGCCCACTTTTGCAGCATTTAAGAGCATTCAGCCTGGAGTGCAGGCGGTCCAAAGGCGTCTACTGCCTGACTGGGAGGGCAGACCTGGAATCTTGGTACTCCGTGATGCCCTGATTTCAGTGGATGAGGAGCTAAAGGACACAGGCGCACCATACAGCACTGAGGGCGAGTTCGACGGGTATGTGTGGGATCAACGCCATAATAAGGAAGCCAACAGCAAAAAGGACGAATTACCGCTAGACAAAGACAATCACGGCATGGACGCGCTGCGTTACATCGTTGCTTTTGTTGACAGTTTGGCCGACGATCCTGAAGAGTTTGAGGACTTGATGGTGTACACAGGCGGCATTGAAATATCGCCGTTTTAGGGTATTAACCCTAGTACCATTTAGTACCTGTTTAGCCCTTTTGAGTCAGCCGTATGGTACTTTAGTACCTATGGAATGGCTTAAGATGATCATCACCGCTCTACTCTCTGCGGCAGTCTCAGCCACCCTAGCCAGCATTAAGAACTCTAGGGATACGGATGTAAAGATTGCTGTGCTTGAGAACACCATTTGTGTCAATAAGGAGAACCAAGAGAAGTTTGAAGAGGCCACTACAAGTGCAATTGCTGAGATAGCCAAGGAAATGAAGGCTGCTGCGCGGGAGTTGCTACAGGCTGCGTCTGATGTCAAGTCCATGTCACAAACTCAAAGCATTGTTAACTCTGTTACTACCAAGGCCCTGGACGCTCTGACTATTAAGGTTGAGACGCACGGCTCCACTATCGCTGAAATCAAGGGTTGTCTTGACGCCATCCGGTCAAATAGTAAAAACAATCACAGTCAATAGGCGCGTAAAAGCGTAATAATTACAGTTATGCGTTTCATTAGTCGTGCCAAAGACGTACTTTACGGTGCTCTCCGGGGTGGCGCTTTAGGCCGCGAGAGGCTAAACACCGCTGAATTAATGGCGGATGAAGCTGCTGCGGAGAGTGGGTACAGGGAGGCACGCACCGAGAACGGCCTTGCCGCTGTCGATCCTCTAGCTGCTGGTATAGCCAAGGTCTTCGAAGGCGCATTCCAGGAGCTTGAAGCGTCCTTCGCCAATGAGGACCGGGGCTGGATTGAGGGGGCTGGGCCTAGTACGTTCAACTTTACACGCCAGACACTACGCAAGATTGTGGGCCTGTCCCGTGTGATGTACCTCATTAACCCGCTGATCAAGCGCATTGTCACCGTACAGGAGTTGTATGTTTGGGGTAGAGGCGTCAAGATAATTGCGGAGAATCCAGAGGTGCAAGAGGTGCTGGACGATTTCTTCAAGGCCCGCAAGAATCAACGTGTGATTGGTGATGCGTGGGCTGAGAGGGAACGGGAGCAGAGGATCGACGGTAACACCTTCTTTGTCTTCTACTGGAACAAGCTCAACGGTGCGGCTCGTGTGCGTCTCCTCCCCTTCGATCAGATCCAATCCATCATATTCAACCCGGAGGACGCCAAGGAGCCTTACTTCTATGTACGCTCTTCTAATCCGGCACAGGGTAACGGCCTTATCGTCCAGGATGGCACCTTAACTGACGTGGTGGAGGAAACCACGCTGTACCCCGATTGGGACTATAAGCCACGCCTGAATGTGGCTAAAGTGCCTGGAAACTACAAGATTGCCTGGAATACCTGCACCTACCACCTGAAAACAGGTGGGCTGTCCATGATGCGCTTCGGGATGCCTGAGTTATTCTCAGCATTCGGATGGGCCACTGGATATAAGCGGATTCTGGAGAATTTCGCTACTATCTTGGCCGCATACGCACGGCTGGCCTATCAAGTGTCTGGACTTCCAGGGAAAGCTGGAGTAGCTGCCAGCAAGAACAAGCTCAAGACAGGTGTTACCAATAGCCAGTTTCGAGACAATAATCCGCCCACTAACACAGCTAGCTGGGCGTTAATGTCGGGAGCAGCCAATGTCCAGCCGATTAAAACAGCGGGATCTACGACAGGACCGGATGAGGCCAGAGCTTTACGGTCAATGGTCGCGGCGGGTGGTGATACGCCGGAACACTTCCTCGGTGACTCAGACATTGGCAACTTTGCCACCTCAAGTACTCTTGACCGTCCTACTGAGCTTAAGATGGTATCGCGTCAGGACATGTGGGCTGATGTCTGCCACGCCTTTGCGGAGAAGCTAATCCAGCAGAGCGCACTAGCGCCGCAGGGTAAGCTGCGCAAGGCAGGCTACACTACTCGCGTGGATACGGACCCCTTCGACGGAAGTGTAATAATTACAGTTTTGCCTCCTTCGGGCAAGAGCACTGTGGTTAAGGTGGAGTTCCCCAACATTCTTGAGCGTGACGTAACCGATCGTGTACGCTCCGTAGTGCAGGCTGTGACGCTGGGTGGCAGTCCCGCTGAGGGCATCATCCCTGATCGTAAGGTAGTTTGCGGTATGCTGCTGGAAGCTCTGGGCGAACAGGATGCAGATAGACTCACGGAGTTGCTGTATCCTAAATCTGTTACCCAAGGATTTGCAGATCCTGCCAACCGCGTGGATGACGAGCATCTGATCGCGCTGGGCAGGAAAGAGCTAGGGGATGCGGCTCTACAACAGGCTGCGGCGGCTAAGATAAATGCCGCTAAGCCCACTCCGAAGCCCTCAGGTAGTCCAGCAGGCGGCGGTAAAAGCGGCAGATAAGGAGCTTTATGTTTCCATTCTTCAAGACGGTCGCAGAGGCGGCATTGCCCATGAATACGTCCCACGATGCTCTACGGGGGCACCTGCGGACGGCTTTGATGGCTGCACACGGAGTACAGAATACTTATGATGAACAGGGACCTTGGATCAATGACGTTTTTCCAGGTCACGTGGTGTACAGCCATAAGGGTCAGACCCTCAAACGATCGTACACCTCTACTCCAGGTGCGGCTGGAGCAGACCCCGCTATCTCGGTTGGGTCGCCTAAAAAGGTCCATGTTGCGTATGTGTCTAGTGCGCAAGAGGCAATCGAGTCTATGCGTGTTCTGCTGGGAACCGGAGAAGGACAGACGGAGGACCTTAGTTGGTATAAGAGTCTGGTGAAAGAGCAGGACAAAAGCGTAATAATTACACTTGATGACGGCTCCCTCATGGTGCGGGAGGGTGTGGCCTTCTGCGATCCGGTAATAGAGGTGGAAGTGGTGGAGAAGGACGGTCCCGATGGCACCAAGATTAAGGAAGCCGGGGCCAGCAAGACCATCATCCCAATCTGCATCATCAAACCCGGCTGGGGTAGCTGTGCCTACTACAGCAAGGAAATGATCCAGAAGACTGGGCCGTCTGTGTTCCGCAAGAATACCCAGATGTTTGTCAACCACGCCACTGAAGCGGAGGAAGCACAGCGGCCTGAAGGTGACGTGAATAACTTGGCGGCAGTCCTCACCAAGGACGCCTACTGGAATGAGAACGGTCCCAAAGGCCCCGGCTTGTACTCGGAGGCTATGCTGTTCCCAGACCACAGCGAGCAGATTCTTGAGAAGGGGCCTTACATCGGCTGTTCCATTAACGCGGCTATCAAAGCCAGCGAGGGCAGCGTGGAAGGACGCAACGGCTTGATTGCCGAAGCGTTCACAAGGGCCTACTCAGTAGACTATGTGACTAAGGCAGGCGCGGGCGGTGCTCCTATTGTCTCAGTCACAGAATCAGCGCGGGGCAGTGCCCCAACTACAGTTAAGGAGAGCAATATGGCATTGACGGCAGAACAGGAACAGGCCCTGCGTGATCAACTGAAGGCTTCAGAGGATCGCATTCGGGCATTCGAGGCTCAGCAGAACCGCATTCTCGCAGTAGCGGCTGTGGGCACTCTTCTCAAGGAAGCGGGTTTCGAAGTCAAGCGTTCCCTCCTGGAGCGGGTTTGCGCGAATCCCACGATGAAGGAAGGCAAAGTCGATGAGGCTTGGGCCAAGGCAGCGGCAGAGGATCTGGTGGGTGTGTCCGAATCCACTGGCCGCGTGGAGAATCTGGGCGAGCGCTCTCTGGGAGTCCTGGAGGGTGGTCGTCAGAAGCCGACGGATGGCGAAGCGCATAAGGACTTCGGCAAGACGCTGGCAGAGTTGGGTGTGTCCGAAGCGGGCATGAAGTACGCACTGGGCGAGTTCTAGTAGGACTCTTCGGCGCGAGTGTAATTATTACGCTTTAGGAGCTTAGAATATGGCAACAAATCGGAAATACGCTCAGGCAAACATCGTGTGGCCCGATGTGAAGGTCACGGCGCAGACGGCCAACCGCACGAGCAATCAAGCGCTGGCCAACGATCCCGTGGTGTGCGGACAGGTCCCCGGTGTCGCTCTCGATGACGCGGACTCCAGCGGCAACACTCGGATGCAGATCGACGGTATTTTTGAGATCCTTGTTGGCGGCAAGGACTCCAGCGGCACTTCTGGCGCAGATGCCAGCGTTGCCGTAAACGGTGGGGACAAGCTGTACTTTGACCCCGCCAAAACTCCTCCTGTGAGCAAGCGTGCTGGCGGTATCCCTTTCGGCTACGCTGTCGGTGACGCGGGAGTTGAACTAGTGGCGTCTGGCAACACGACCACTGCAATTTACGTTCAGATCGGGAAGGTTTAGTCCCGGCTGGATATCCCTCTCAGGAGAGCTACGATGCTTCTATCGGATCGCATGAAACTCATCGGGACTGAAGTGGCGCAAATCCGCCGCAGCATTTCCGCAATTGACCCCCGCACTCCGGGGGCCGCAATCGAAAGTGGCTTGGCCCGTGAAGGTCGCAGACTGGGCATCATCCGCAGTCAAGAAG